CAGAAGAAGTGGAAGTGGGTTATAGCGAGGTTGACCCGTCACAGGTTACGAAAGATGATATTATCGGAGGTTATAACGTAGCCACACACGCAACAACCGGGCTGGAATTGATCGACAACACATTCCCGAAATACACGGTTGCCCCGGATATTATATTGTGTCCGAATTGGTCACATGACCCGGAAGTGGCAGCAGTAATGGCGGCAAAAGCAGAGAACATTAACGGATTGTTTGAAGCGATCGCAATTCTGGACGTGGACACAGCAGAGGAAAGCGGAGTGACACATTACAGCGAAGTGCCGGAGTGGAAGAAAAAGAAAAATTTCACAAAGAAAATGGAGATCGTATGTTTCCCGAAAGTTGCACTGGGGGATAGAATTTTTAATCTTTCAACACAACTTGCGGGCTGCATTAGCGCAACGGATAACGACGAAGATTTAGGCGGCGGTACACCGTGCGAAAGCGCGTCAAACAAGTCGTTGCAGGCAGACAGAATGGTTACTGCAAGCGGAAAAGAAGTCGTGATGGATTTGCAGAATGCAAACTACTTGAACGAAAACGGTATTGTAACGGGCTTGAACTTCTACAACGGGTTTGTAAGCTGGGGAAATTATACAGCTTGCTACCCGTCGAGCACGGACCCGGCAGATTATTTTTACAATATCAACAGAATGTTCCGCTGGGTTGCAAAAAATGTAATTCTTTCTTACTGGTCATACATTGATCGCAGAATGTCGCGGGTATTAATTGACGCAATTCTGCAAAGTGTAAATGACTGGCTGAACGGATTAACAGCAGAGGGTAGAATACTGGGCGGCGAAATCGTGATGGAAGACAGCGAAAACCCGACAACAGCACTGATGGCGGGAAAAGTCAAATATCACGTCTATTTAACACCGCCTAGCCCGTTGCAGAAAATTGATTTTGTGCTTGAATATGATTTCTCATATTTGGAAATGGCACTGACGGCGTAAGGAGGGAACACAAATGGGAAAGATAGACGAATTTGTTGTAAGCTATGCAATGTACGAAAACGGTACAGAGTATATGGGGACAACAGAAGTTACGTTGCCGGATCTTGAATTTATGACGGAGGAATTGAGCGGGGCAGGAATCGCGGGAAAGGTTGAAGAAGTAATAACCGGGAATATGAACGCAATGACAACCACTTTCAATTTCCGCACCGTTGGAAAGTGGACGGCGAGACTGCTTGAACCGAGGGTGCACAACATTGATTTAAGAGTGGCGCAGCAGAACATGGAAACAAAGGACGGGACAACAAGCGTAAGCGGATTAAAGCACATTATGAAGATCAAGCCGAAGAAAACGGCACTGGGAAAAGTATCTGCGGCTACCACATCGGACGCAAGCGGCGAATATTCGGTGCTTTATTATGCGCTGTATGTTGACGGGGTAAAGGTGACGGAAGTTGACCCGCTGAACTTCATCTGCATAATTAACGGCAGGGATTTTCTGGAAGAAGTCAGAAAAGCACTGGGAAAATAAGAAAAGAAACAGATCACAGAAGCAGGAGAAGCCAGCGGACACCCGCTGGCGTTTTTCTGCAATTTTTTAAGAAAAATGGAGGAATGGAAAAATGGATGGAACGACAAAAAACAATACAGCAGCAGAAGAAATGGAAAACGCAGTATCAGCAGAGGAAATGCAGGAAGCGCAGAAGACCGGGACGGTGGATTTTTCTGCAAAGAAAGAGGAAAAAGAAAATTCCGGCACTTATGTTCACAAATTCAAAAACCCGGTTGAAATAATGGGGAAAAAGTACACGTCATTAACGTTCTATTTTGATCGTTTGACCGGGGAAGACATAGAAGCGATTGAGGATGAATTGATGGATCAGAACAAATTTGTTTTAACGCCGGAAACTTCTTCTTCATTCCAGTGCATTCTTGCAGCGAAAGCGGCGGGAATAGCGTCTGACGAAATCAGACGGTTGCCCGTGCATGATTACATGAAGATCAAGAACAAAGCAAGAAATTTTTTAATCAATGCGGGCTAACCAGAGCGAAAGCCCCAGACGGGTCAATAATTAAGATAGAGAACCCGGCAGATTTCTTGAGAAAGCAAGTTTATAAAATGTCAAGGGCTTCACACACGCCCATTCCGTTTTTTATGAAAATGAAAATCCGTGAATTTTTCCGCTGGATAAACAGCGTAAATGAAGTGGAAACGGAGGAAGAAAAAGAGCGGAATGAAAGGCAGTAGGGAGGTGTAAACCGTTGGCAGGGTCGCAAAAAGAATTTGAACTGCTTTTCAAGTTGAAAGCAACGCTGGGCGGCGACTTCAAAAAGAGTTTCAAAGAAGCCGTTGACACCCAGAAGCAGCTGCGGGAAAGCCTAAAAAATGTCAATTCCGTACAATCAAAAATAGACGGCTTTACAAAGCAGTCTACGGCGATTGATAAGAACAAACAAAAGCTGGAAGCATTAAGGCAAGAACATGATCGCTTGCAGCAGGAGTTGAACGAAACGGGCGAACCAACGGAAGCACTGCGCCGGAAACTGGAAAGAAACGAAAGCCAGATACAACAGACCACTGCCAGAATAAAAGAACAGGAACAACAACTAAACAGTCTGGGTGAAGAACTCCGGCAAGCGGGGGTGAACACGGACAATCTGACTGGCGAGAATGAACGCTTGCAGAAGTCCTACGACAAACTGAAATCTTCACAAGAGACGCTGCAAAGTCTGAATGCCAGACAACAGGAAATCCAGCAGAGCATAGGAAAAACGAAATCACAGCTGACGGGGACACTGGGTGCCATAACTGCGGTAGGAACTGCTATTTATGCAGGACCGGTAAAGAAAGCGGCAGAGTTTCAAGAGCAAATGTCAACCGTAGGAGCCATATCAAATGCAAGCGCGGAAGATATGGCGAGACTATCCCAGAAAGCAAAAGAAATGGGCGCAAAAACCGCATTCACGGCAGCGGAAGCCGGGGAAGCTATGGAGTACATGGCAATGGCGGGCTGGAAAGCGGAAGACATGATGGGCGGTATTGAAGGAATTATGAACCTTGCCGCAGCGTCTGGGGAAGATTTGGCGACAACATCCGACATTGTCACGGATGCGCTTACAGCATTTGGTATGACGGCGAAAGATGCCGGGCATTTTTCGGATATTCTTGCCGCAGCGTCCAGCAATGCAAACACAAATGTAAGCATGATGGGCGAAACATTTAAGTATGTAGCGCCACTTGCTGGCACATTTGGTTTCTCAGCAGAAGACACAGCTTTAGCGGCAGGATTAATGGCTAACAGCGGAATAAAAGCAAGCCAAGCTGGTACAACACTAAGAAGCGCATTGTCACGGTTAGTCAAGCCAACAAGTGAAATGCAATCAACAATGGTAGAGTTAGGACTTGCAGTGCAGCAGGTAGAGCATGTCGTTGACGGGTCAAAAGTGGATAAGCTGCAAGGCAAAGTAGCGGACAGAACAGCCGCTATGCAAAAAGCGCAGATTAGTTATAATAACGCCGTTGCAAAATATGGAGCAGATTCAGCACAGGCACAGAAATCCGCAATCACTCTGGAAAACGCAAAGCGCAAATTGGCGCAGACATCCGGGGACTTAAGCTCGGCACAGGCTGGAAGCAACCAAGTAGTAGGAATACAGAATGCACTTCTCACTGACGGAAATGGAAAGATGAAATCATTCTATGAAGTCATGGTGAAGTTGCGGCAGTCTTTTGCAGGAATGACAGAAGAGCAGCAGACACAGGCGGCGGCTACCTTATTCGGACAGGAAGCCATGTCTGGTATGCTGGCGGTCATAAATGCGTCTGATGAAGATTTTGAGAAACTGGCTGGTTCGATAAAAGATTGCAACGGATCAGCAGAAAAAATGGCGCAGATGAAGCTGGACAACATGAACGGGCAAATTACGCTTTTGAAATCAGCTTTCGACGCATTGCAAGTAGAATTAGGCGAACTATTATTGCCAGTACTTACAGAGGGAATAAAAAAGCTGACTGGCGTAGTGGGAGCCATGACAACATTCGTGAGAGAGAACCCGGAAGCAGTAAAAACGATTGCAAAGGTTGTAGCAGCACTGGCAACAATGCGGGTCGGATTTTTAAGTTTAAAGCTGGCGGGACTGACTGGCGAAAGCGGCATAATCAGCATTATTCAAAAACTGGTAGGGCTGCGGGCTGGAATGATCGAAAGCGCGGCAACAAGCGTTTCATTTGTGACGAAGCTAAAAGGCGCAGGGGGCGGCATTTTATCCTATTTCGGGAATGTAGGAACGGCACTGGGCGGCGTTAAGTCTGCAATAGGAAATGTTTTCAGCGGAAATGCGGTAATTGGAAAAGTAATCGGTTTTTTAGGAGGGATAAGAACAAAACTTGTAAGCGGGATCGCGGGGATCGCAGGGAAAGCCGCAGGAGCATTGATCGGGGCGGGGTCGAGGATGGTAGGATTTATTCTGACACCGTTTAAGGCAATCGGCGGCAGACTGGGCGGGGTACTGTCCGGACTGGGAAGCGTGATCGCAAATAGCCCGCTGGGACGCATAGGGGCAGTTATAGGCGGCGGTATATCAAAGACGTTCGGGGCGGTGGGAAGTTTAATCGCGCCGGTAGGAAACGCAATCAAAGCAATTCTGGGTCCGATTGGAACGCTTGCAAAAACAGCATTAGGACCGCTGGGAGGTATCGCGGCAAAAGTGTTGCCGATAGTTGGCGTTGTAACAACGGTTATCACTGTCTTTAAGATGGTGAAAGAGCACTTGCAGGAAATCCGGGAGTTTATCAAAAAGACTTTCGGGGATGAAGCACTGGCGGTGTTCGACAAGGTTGTTGAAGTCATTACCAGCGTAGGCGAAACCATCAAGAATATTTTTTCTGATGGCAATATAGGGGCAGCCCGTGAAAAGATACAAGAGATTTTCGGAGACAAAGGGACAGCGGTATTTGATAAGCTGATAGGAATTTTACGCAGTGTAATACCAGTTGTGCAAGAAGTGATAGGCTTTTTAATGTCAAATGTTGTCCCGGTTGTAGAAAATATACTAAATCTCATAATCGGGCAAGTGATACCGGGCATTGTTTCGTTCATGCAATCAGCAGCACCGCACATTATGGAAATCGTGGGAAGTGTTGTGGAATTTATAAAAGCAGCTATCCGGTAACCATTTTTACGGAAGAACGGATTCGGAGTTATTTTGAACCAAAATATCATTTGATAGAAAAGGATATATCAAGTGTACGGGAAGAAGCCTGGTTTAAAGATGGCAGAATGGTTTCCAGGTATTTTGTTT